AAAAACCGCTCTATTAGTAGGGCGGTTTTTGTTTTATATATTACTATATTCTTTCTTTGCTTCAAATGAAGGACACGCTTTTTTAGCTCCAAAATCTTTATGCCCTTGTACAATAGCGTTTGGAAATTGTTTTTTAGCTTGTTTTATTAGATATAAAAGACTTTCTTTTTGTTTTGGTGTTCTTGTGTCTTTTGGTTTATTTGATTCATCTATTCCACCAATATAGCTAAAATGTATTGAATTAGAATTAAATCCCTTAACTCCGTTTGTTACTTGTTCATATTTTGCGAGTTCGTGAATAATTCCGTTAGCATCTATTAACCTATGATAACCCACAGACTTCCATTTTAAAACGTTTTTCCAATAGTTTAAAATAGATTGCTTTGTTGCACTTTGTTGTGAAGCGGTGCAATGTATTACTATGTAATCAATTTTTCTCATTAGTCTTTTATTTCGTTAATATCTTTTTTTAAATCTTTGCCTTTAGATATAATTTCTTTTACAATTACCCAAAGTGAGCGGTTACCCAATTTCATAGAGGTTTCATCTATTGACTTAACCTCAATATACAACCATACAAAAGTAAGTACTTTTGAAATTAAATAAGGTATATCTAAAAGTTTACCATCTAAAATATATTTATCAATCATAAAAGCAAATATAATCGAACCCATATAAAAGAAAGTCTTAACTACTATATTGAAAAGTTTTGTGCTTTTAAAAGAGTTAATTCCTTTTTGCTTAATACTTACATAAATTGCAAATAAGGTATCAAAACCAACCGCAAAAGATATAAGTGCCAATAGTCCTAATATTGGCGTAATGAAGATTAAAAATGTTGTTATGATTGCTGTAATTGTTTTAGTTGTTATCATACTACCATTGAATTGATTTTTCACAATGATTTTTATCTATTGTGTCTAAAATTAAACATATAATTTTTCCGAATTTTGTAAGGTGTCCGAACCTTTTATTTTTACCCAATACGCTCGAAATAGTTTCATTAATATTCCCAAACTCAAAAGGACTATTTGAAGTAATTAAGCACTTGTTTAAACTTGTACGAAATTCACGATTTCCAAACTTATCAATATTTATAGCACTGTCTTTAAAATATCCTTTTTGACGCACAAAAAGAAAGTTAATAAAAGATAAAGGTAAAAACAAAACGTAAGCAATTAAAAATAGTATCATAGTAAATTTCCGTTTATAAATATTTCGTCTAATTGCCCTTGTGTTATTTCTAACATTTGAGCCATTGCGTTTAACTCTGGGTTTGTTCTATCAAATACAACCGCATATTCCCACATAGTGTAAATTAAATCCCTATTTGGTTGTGGTAAAGATTGAATTAAAGCGTCAATTGAACTAATAGAAATACCATTTAAAATTAGTTGTTTACGTAACTTCATTTGTGATATTGAATCAGGTACTACTATTAAACTTGCAATTTCTTCACTTGTTGCACCTTCGACCAAAACACCACCCACTAAACGAGGTTTAACAAATTGCGTGTTTAATAATGGCGTTGCATTTGGCGGACATTCATTGTGTTGTTCACAATGCGTAATAAATCCATTTTCGTCTAAAATTGAATATAAAGGCATATTATTTTGATATTAAAAGTTGAGTTCTTGTTACTGAATCTGATGCATTACCTAAATTAACGGTTGTAAAAAAATAGTTATCAATAGTCGGGTCGAAAGAAATTGATAAAGGCGTAAACGATAAAGCTCCAATATCTGAAATTGCATTAGTTGTTCCATTAATTCTACATTTCAATAAACCTTCTGATATTTCAAAAGTTCGTACCATTTTAGCTGAAACGTTAGCGTTAGCCATTGAAAAAACTGCAATTGCAGTAGCGCCTGTAAGTGTGTCACTTGTATTGTGCCAAATTTGAATCTGGCAAGTTCCTATTCCTGCACCTTTTTCAACCGCATAACCATCTAAAATCATTACATCCTCAGTACTAAAAGTATTATCTGGAATCAATATGCTGCTACCAATTTGCGTTCTTGAAGTTGTACCTGTTACCGCTGTTGTTGGAGTTGTATCTTTAACAAGCCATTGTAATCTATCATTTAAAGCCGTTTGTGTAGCTGTTGAAATAGGTTTGTTTAAATCTGAAGTATTATCAACATTACCTAAACCTACATCTGTTTTTGTTGTTCCGTGTGGATTTGTTCCATCGTCTAAAACAAGTTCGGAGTGATTAGATACACCGCCACCACCACCGCTTAAACTATCAGTTTTTCTAATTCTCAACAACTGCCAAAATGATACAATAGAACTATCGCTTATGTGACTATTTGATATATTTAAGGTTAAAGTTTGAGGTAATGACCAATCTATATTTATTCTTTGATTTGATAAAAAAGAACCATTTGAGGTTGATGCGTTTGATGTTAAAACAATTTCTTCTGTAATTGTTTCAGATTTTACTATTAATTGCCTTTCTATTTGGTGGTACAAATTAGTAGCTGGACTAGATTGTGCAAACATTTCTATTCCAGCTATGTTTGGTCTTTGAGAAACCACTCCATTTACTCCTGTTTTTATCACTCTCGATTTCAATATTATAGTATCTCCAACGATAAAAGTGTTTGCAGGAATAGTATATGTTTCAACCGTAGTATTAGAAGTTGTCCCTGTTACTGCAACACTATCGGTTAAATTTTGTGCAATTACTTTTAAAGTAGCACCACCACCAATTTCACTAACCGCAACCTTTTTAGTAACGCCACTTTGAACAATTGGTATTTCTTCTGTGCCTGATAAGGGTGTTGTAGCGTCTGTTAATGAATTAAAGTCGGTTAAATCAGACCAAGTTCCACCGCTACCAATATAAATATTTTCATTCTTTTGAAAACAAGGACAATTTAACTCCTCTAATTTAGCCATAAAATCATCACCGCTTGAAGTAGTAAACGGAACTAAAGAACCCAAATCGTAAATCTCGCAATCTATAACATTATATGTTTTAGATTTAAGACCATTTTCGTAAACTATTGTAATTACGTTGTTTAATAAATTTATAGTAAATTTAGATGGCGAAAAAAGTCCAATTTCGCTATCTTCAAACAACCAGTATTTATCTCCTTTTTTAGTTAGTTTTAGCATAATTATTTCTTTTTTATAACATTAACAGCCCATCCATTTACTAAGATAGTAGCATTATCATCTGAAAAGAATTTCACTTTTGCGGGCATATCTTTTGTCATTTCATTACCTATATAAATCCAATTACTAATAGTAATATTATATGTTCCGATTGCTTTGTAATCTCTATCTAAAAAAGAAACTTCGTATGGCGTATCTCCTATTCCTAATTCGATAGACGCTTTTACAGATTGATTTGAAGATGTTGTAGTTATTGATAAATCTAATCTTACATCAACTCTATCACCTAAGTCTAATAGACTAAAGTCAAATTGATTACTTGAAGTGTCGAAAATATCCTCAATTCCAGATATTTTATAAGTTTTATTTGTAAAAGCTCCAAGTCCGTTATTTTCTAAATAAATAGCCGTATCAACGAAAGATTGAGCAGTAAGTGTATTTGCATAGTCCCAAGTCCCTTGATATTCTTTAAAACCCCCATAAGGGATATTATAATCGTTTACATTTCCATAATTAGCTTGAAAACCTGTAAAAAATAATTCAATATTAGGATTAGGATTCCCTACGCTATCTTTTTCTACTCTAAATTTAAAATTTACAACTTCATCTTTATTTACATAAAAACTTTGTGAAAGCCTTTGAAACGGATTACCGTTTGCTAAATCAACGTTTATAGTATCAGTTTCAATTAAAGTATCATTAATATAGACTTTTAATTTTACATCAACATTATATGGTAAATTTGCGTTTATATCCCCTTGTAAAAGATAAAATGAAAACGAGTGAACTCCATTTATTTTTGCTGTAAATTCTAATGCATCACCGAAATCAAAATTAGACGAAAGGTTAGTAATTACATTTTGTACTAAAGTAGCTTTAAAAGATAACGCATTACTATTAATTTGTAATTCGTCTGTTATTTCGTAATTGCTTGACATCGAACTTGAATCAAAATTAATTGTAGGACTATTTCTAAGAAGTGAATTAACACTTAATAAATTTCCCGTTTCATCTAAATTTGAATTTATTAAATTTGCCATATTAGTTAAGTGTAAAGTAAATAAAGTTAATTTCTATTTCTGATTCAGAAGCCATTGAACCAACAACCGATAAAGCACCGCCAGCATCTAAAGTAATTCTAACACTTCCGCTTTCTCCAATTCCATAATAAGTTGTTAAATCACTCGGTAAAAATTCAGCATTTGTAATAGTTGCAAAATCTACACCACTAATAATTGAAACAAGCGTATTTTTTAAACGCCCTTTAATAGTTACACATCTGCCTTGTTTAACTATCTTTAAGTTATAAGTTCTGTCTGTTGCGTTACTTGCTGTAAAAACGTTTGCTGTCGCTTGTGTGTCGCTTATAACACTTGGATAAAGTTCATCTACTAAAGCACTCATAGAAAGTCTATGTTTCGCTTGTGTTATAATAGCCGTTAATTGCGTATTAATTGAACTTAATAAATTTGTTTTTGTTGCCATATTAATTTAATAAATATTCGTCGTTATATTCTGTATTTTCATATTCCCCACCTAAAATAGTGAAAGTCAATTCTGTATAAGGTAAAGAACCATATAAAATTGAACTATATTTGTTTGCTGGAATAATTATTTTGTACTCTCCATTACTCACAAAATTATATACTTGTTCAAAGGTAGTAAAATTTATTTTAATTAAGTCTAAATAAGAAATAAAAATTTCATCTTTATACAAAGAAATTTGTAAATCTGTATTGTCAGCATCTACATCGTGATTAAATACTAATTGTATTAAATCGCTAATTGTATCTAAAGTATAAATTGCGTTTGGGTAATTGCTTACTAATGCTAAAGGTTGTGCAATTTGTAAAGTTCGTGTGTAAGTATCGTTATAGTTAACCGCACCCGTAAACTCACTCGAAAAAGTATTTTGATTTCCTTGTATATCGGAATCCTTTAAAAGTGGTTTATCAGTTACTCTAATTTCTTGTACATAAAGTTGCGTTTTAGCTAAAATTAAATTCAAGCGTCTATACACAAAGTTATCTAACATTTCAAAAATGAATTTTCGCATTTCTATAAATGTAGCTTTTCCGCTTACTTTTGTCCCTGTTTCTTGTACGTAGCTTTTAACTTCGCTTTCTTGAATAGAACGTGTAAAAAAGCACTCCAACGCTACTGACTGCATATAAGCATCACTTACGTTTTTATAATCAAATTCAGTCGTTAAATTTACATTTTCAGTTATAAACATTGGATTTGAGTACCAAATTTCAAGCGGGTTAATATTGTTTACCAACTTAATTAAAACTAACTTTCTTTGGAAATCAACGCCAGTCGCAAATTCAATATAATTTCCGTTTGTGTTTTCTGAAATATATGTATGTTCCGTAATATCTTGTAAATTATCACCGCAAATGTCCGAAATATAACAAGTATATTCGCCCTCAAAAATCATTTCAATAGGTGTCTTTTGTGTGTAGAATTTAAACGGATTTAAAACTATTTGATTTGCATAGCCTAAAATTGCATTATCGTTTAAGTCTAAATTTAACGCATCGTTTAGGCTATTTTTAAACCTTATTATACTATCATTCATTATTTAAAAGTGGTATTAAATTATTTGTAAAGTCATCTATGTTATCGTAAATTATTCCGTTTATACTGAATTTAGTAAACTCTTTTGTAGTCAACAAAGGTAAATTATTTACATCGTATAAATTTACAAAATTATTAACTATATTGTAGTTATAAACATCTAAAGTATTAATTTCAGTTATCAAATTATTAAATTTTTCTTCAAGTGTTAAAATCAATTCGTTTGAACGCCATGTATAACGAGCCTCTTTAATATATCCAAATATTACATTTTCACTATTTAGAATGATTCTAATATATCCCTTTAAATCTCTTACATTATTAAATAAATTAGTGGCTGTGTCAAAGTCTGAAAATACTTTTACACTAAAAACTCTGCCGTTTAAAATTCGATTTTCAGTAAGTGTAATGTTAGCTTTATCAATAACTAAACCGCTTTCAGTATTTAATTGCGTTTCTAAAGCATCATTAATTTTAATTTCCGTAACTTTTGCGTCTTGTCCTATTAAATATTGTCCAGCTGTATTAATAAAAGATAACCATTTATTTGTAATTCTTTTAAGGCTATATTTTAAATTTGAATAGTTATCGGGATTTGCAACCCCTTGAATAGTGGTAAATCCTTGATTTGTTCTATTTGTATATTGTACGCCTTGTAAAATGTAATTAAAAGTAATTGACTTTTCACCATCGCTGTCAGAAGTTGGTAGGTTATTCAAAAATAATAATCTTATTGTAAAATCTTCTAAAGCTAATATTTCAAAGTTTGTACCACTTGGCAAACCAACAAAAGAAATGCTTATTGTTTGCCCTACTACCATACCTAAATTAGTCCATGCAAAAGTACCATTCGATACAATTTCTAATTTGTTGTCAGTATCTAAAATTCGATATCTTAAAAATTGTGTAAATTCATTTGTAGTGCTTGGTGCGAGTTCAACGCAATCCAAAACAAATAAATTCTCATCATTTTCTAATACTCTGGTTTTTCCGTTTACTTCATTTCCTTTGCGTCTTTGTTCCTCTATTAGTTGAGCGGAGCGTATGTGGTCAAACTCTAAATTATAAATTGCATCTGCTTTTTTGCTTGGCATTTTTAATTGTAAAGAAGTATGCACGTCATCAATTGTATCAACTTCGTTTCCTGTTCTATCTGAACTACTTTTTTTGAATTTAACGTTAAATAGATTTATTGAATAATCACTATTTGCGGTGTAATTATAATCATTACTTGGCAATTCTGTAAAAACTGCAATTTCTTCATCTTTATAATAGTTGTTTATAAAGTCGATTTCTATTCCCTCATTTGTTATTTGATAGTCTGCAAAGGCTTCATCACAAACAGAATTGTAAAGCTGTTTAAATTCATTATTAAATTCATTATTTGCTAAATTACCCAACATACGACCATTAAAACAAAAGTTATTCCAATATTCAGAAGTATTATTAAAAACTCCGTTATCTGTTAGAATAGTATCATAGCTATTGGCTTGATGTCTTAATAAATCATATAATCTAACGCCTTTTACAATTGTTGAAAGTGCTGTCGATGTTGCTGTTATACTCATTTTCATCGATTCCATTGTAGCATAAACTGTATAGTTTGCTAAACTTGAAGATGAATATTGATTAAAAGTTGCTTCTGAATATGGTTCTAAATAAACATACAACCTCATTCCTTGCTCTAAAACTGGTATTGTAACATCAAAGGAATTAGGTAAATTTACAATTGGTGAACTATCAACAAAACCAAAAAAACGCTCGTATAATACAATAGTTGTCATATTTGGAACATCAGTATCAAAACCATATTTTATCACAAATCTAACATAACCGCTACCACTTAAAACAATATTAGCAAAGAAGTCGTTTTTAGATTGCCTTGTGTAAGCATCTAAATCGGTTATAGATATTTTAATGTCTGTCAAAGTGTTTTTGGCTTCTAAATATTGAAAATTTAAACCATCATTAGGAAACCCTAAAGAATTTAAAACATATCTTGATTCAAAACTATTTAAAGTATCCTCTATTCCGTAACTTTTGACTATTAAACAGTTATTTGCTCCAAATCTGATAGTACTTGGAATATCATTTACATCGTTTCTGTTATTTGTTTGCGAAAACCCAAATGCATCAGCTTCTATACTCTCCCAATCGCTCGCTTGTAGTAATGGTTTAGCCTTTAAAAATATATCCGTTGTTGTGCATGGTTCAATATCTAAATCGGTCAAACTTTTATCACTAAAAGCGTCAATTTTTACACTATCATTTTTTTTGATATAAGCATATAAAGTATTTTGAGTTATTTTAATAGATAACTCGTTATCGCTTACTTTGTATGTTAGTCCGTCAATTTCTCCCGTTGTAAAGTCTGTGCCGTTGTAGTTTATAATATACTCAACTGACATTTCCCACCCTCTCGAATTAATTTCGTTTATCAAATAATCAAAACCATGTGAAGCTAAATTAAAAATTGTGCCATCTGGTAAAGTTTGTTCAGTATCTAATAACTCAAAATGTTCACGCTCTAATTCTAAATCAATATCCTGATTCGCAATTATTACATCTCGTGAATGCCTGCCTTTTTCTCGTTTAATTTCGTGGGTACTTCCATCGAACTTAAAAGGCTCGCTTATTTCAATCCTACCTATTAAGGGTAAATCTACAAAATTTAAATAGTGTTTAAACATTATTTTATAGTTCTTGATTTCATTGTTAATACTGAATTTACTAATTCTCTACGTTGTCCGTTAACACGTTCGTAGTACTTTGTTCCGCTTTCATTGTTTACCATTGTGAACTCTGACTTATTAGCTACTACATTAGTAAGGCGGTCTAATCTTGCGTTTAAAGGCTCTAAATTTACGGAATTATTATTGAAATTAGAAGTACTTATTCCATTAGTTAACATTATGTTATTAAAATCTTGGTTAAATCCGTATAAATCCATCATTTTTTTAGTCTGACTTGCTGTATAGATTTTATCCCCTTTATCAAGTTTCTTTAATCTCGCTCCTTTATTGCTTCCGTAATCTTTAATATTTCCTTTGCTATCTGTATGTAATTCAGCTCCTTTTTCATCGGTCCACGCTAACCCCTCTGGTGCGTTTTGCGTACCTTTGTAAAATTGTGGTATCGGTTGTGCTGCTGTTAAAGCTAATTGTACTGCTCCGATTGCACCAACCGCAATAGCTAAAGGAATACCAGCAGGAAATCCTAATTTAGCATAAGTAGCCATAACCGCCTGTGCTGTATTTGTAGCAATATTAAACATCGCTAATCTTTTTTGACTTTCGGCTTGTTGGCGTTGTATTCTTTTGCGTCTTTCTTCATAAACTCTTTCTATTTCTTCTCTTGCTGTTGTGCTTTCTCCCGCAAACAAAATACTTACATCTCTTTGACGCTCTAAATTACTAAACATAGTTTGATAATTAGCATCTGAATAAGAAGAAATTGTATTAAAAGCCTCTTGAAAAGCCTCGCTAACTGCTAAACCTACTACTTTTGCTTTTTCTTCTACTGTTTCAAAGTTTTGGTTTAATAAATCCATTACTTTAAACACTTCTCCAAAACCTGATTGACTTGTAAAACTATCTACAAAACCTTGAAAATATTTTTGTGAATCAAAGAAAGTTTCATTTAATTCCTTTTGTTTTCCTGTTAAAATATCAATATCAATCTGAACTGCTTTTATAAGATTATTATAATGTTCCCATTCTGGATTAGTAGTTGCTATTGTTTTTTGTTGTTGTTGTAGTAAAGATTTTAATTTTTCATAATATTCAAGAGTTCCAAATTTAGGATCTTGTACTTTTTCCTGTTTCTTTTGCTCTCCATATAAAGCCTGATAAGATAAAGTTAATAGTTTTATTTGTCCTATCATTTGCTGTCGCATTGGATTAGCGTACGACATAGCATCGGCTTCTTTTTGAAATGCTGCAATAGTTTGCTCGAACCAAGTTTTTGAGAATTTATCAGCTTCGGCTTCTTCTTTTTTTAGCTTTATAGATTCTTTTTTAGCTTCATTTTCTTGGTATTCTAATCCAATTGTTTTGGCTTTTAACTCGTTTATTGTTTTATTATTATTTATAATTGCTGTTTGAAAAGCATTTATATTTTTTTCAGTATCTAATATTTTATTTTTTATCTGCAAAAGATTTGCTTCTGCTGACATATTTTTATTAATACCTGTACCTGTTTGAGATTGTTGATTTATTTTTTTATTTTGTTCGTATATTTTTTGTTCTAATTCTAAATTAGATTTAAGAGAATCTCTTTCAATTTGTAAATCTACTAATCTTTGTTTATTTTTAACATTTGCATCAGTAGCTTTTTGTAATACTGCTCTACGCTCTAATGCTATGTTTAAAGAAGCTAATTCTTTTGTTATATTTCCATTTAAAAGGTGTTCGTCTGTAAGGTTTTTAAAATAAAAAGGAAATTGGCTTCTTATTTTCTTTAATGCAATATCTCTTTCTTCTAAAGAAAGATTAGAGTTTCGCATTGTTCTTATATATTTTTCTAATTCTGTTCTATCAGAAATAGAGTCTTTACGACCTTGAACTTTACTATCATTAAACTCCTTTTGATTCTTATTAAGTTCTTCTAATACCTCATTTGCACCAAATAAAGAAGATGCCCAAGTAACAATTTCTTTACCATATAAAGTTAATAATGTAACACCAACTGATAAAAGAGTTTGAAAGCTAAATAACGCACCCGCTAATTGAGTTAATGCTGATTTTGTAGGCTTGCCTTCTGCTTGTAATTGTTTATTTTGTTTGATTACGTTTTCCATCGCATCAAAGAAAATCGGTAAGTTATTCGATATTGCCATGAACCCCGTTTGTACTGAATTTGCAAAAGCGGGCATCTCACGACCTAATTGAGCAATAGAGTTATTTAAAGGATTGAAAGAACCTGAATAATTACCTACATTACGAGTATATTTACCCATTGCACCATCAACACCTTTTAAAGTTTTATCAAGTGTTTTTATACGATTTTCAAGGTATTGCATTCTTTCAGCCTCAACTTTTGAAAGGCTTGCTCCCATTTGTTGACGTGCAGCTAAATCTTTATACGCAAAAGATAAATTGTTTAATTCGGCTTGTAATTTGTTGTAATAATTACCAGCAATAGCAAGTTTAGCTTCTTCTTTAGCTAATTGATTAAGAGTTGTTTCTCTTTGCTTATTTAGGGCATTTCTTGCGTTTGACTCTCTTAAACTCGCTTGCTCTAATTGTTTAGAAGTAACTAACATTTTTTTATTAGTAGCTTCTAACTTTTCATTCAAAGCGATAGATTCTTTAACAGAGCTATTCATTTGCTGTGGGTTCTTAGGGCTTGCACCGCTATTAATTTTTAACCCTTGTTGATTAATCTTAATAATTTCTTCGTGCGTTACCTTTAAAGAAGCAATTACTTTGTCAAGTTCAGCTTGTGCTTGCTTACTTACTAATATATCTATTACGTTTGTCATTATTTTTTTGCTTTATTTTGTGATTCAATTACTTCTTGTGCCTGTTTTTGATAACCTATAAATTCCGCTACATTTAACTCTTTAATCTTTAGGGAATATCTTAATTCTAAAATCCTACCTATGTTTATTAATTCCTTTTCAAAGTTTGGCTTATCGGATTTCTCTTTTTGACCATCGTCTAATTTAGCACGCAATAATTCAATCTTTGTCTTAATTCCTTGAATCCTATTCGCTATCTTTTCAATCTGTTCAAATACTTCTTTGTTTCTATCTATTTTGTAGTTCCATTGTTCCAAAATATCAATCATTTTATCAAAGTTTTCTTTACCTTGTAATTTGTCGTAATTCCATAAAGATTTAAGCAATAGAGAAACGCATTTATACTTATTCTCTAAACGCATGATTTCAAACATTGTAATATATCTATTTTCTACTTTTCTGTTGTTTGTAAGTTCAATATAATCAGTAAAAAATAAGTCGGCTATATTTTGTAGTTTAGAATCCTCTTTTAAATCGCTTGAAAAGTACTTTAAATCGTTTGTTTCAATAAACATTTTAAAGTTATAAAGTGGCATCTTTTCGCAATTATCGAAGTAACTAACCGATTTGTTGTTTAACAAACTTTTGAATCTCTGGTAAAATGATTTCATAATTTAATTTTAATTGATTTTGTGAAGTAAGTCCGAATATATTTGTGTAACCTCTAAAGAATGTTGCTTTATCTCCCGTTCCTGTTCCTGTTGAACCGATTTCTATCTGTACTAAATTTGGTAATACTTCGACATAAAAACCTCTAAAGAAATTACCACTATCGGTAAAGTTATAAGGTTGTCCCATTTGATGAAAACCGCCACTTTCAGTAAAGTTGTTTGAGCGATAAAAACCTGTAAATACTTTGTCCGTATTTTGCAAAATCTTATTATCGAATCCTATATGTTGCTCTATTTGTGAAGCGTTTAACTGAATTATTTTATTCTCATTTCTGTAAATGATATTTTCAGTTTCATCAAGAAGTCTATTTCTAACCCCTTGAATTTTTACCATTAAATCGTATGGAGAGGTCATTTTATGAAGTTTTAGAACTTAATTACGGAACTCGAACCGATTGCACGCCTATCGTTTTAAGTTAAGGGGCGTTTTTAAATTACCGCCCCCTTTTAAATATTATACTACTACCGTAGTTGCAACATTAGATTTGTACATTGTACCATCTATATTGATTATTGAAGCATTTAAAATACTATCAAATAATTGTAACGAAACCGCATCACCTGTTGTAAAAGCTGGCACCGTTAACGTATATTCTCCATCTACTGAACCATATATTAAAGCTGTAATTGTAGTTGTAACACCATCAATTTTTAACAAGAAATCTTCTTTTTCTAATCCTGTTAACGCTACTAATTTGTTGTTAGACTTTGCGTAAACTTTAATCGCTAAAGAAGTAGCCGTATCAGCTGGGGCCGTTAAATCAATTTCAATATCGTTATATCCGTCTAAATCTTGTTCCGCTGTAAAATCTAAATTCTCATTAGATACAAAAGCTACATCGCTATCAAATTGAGTTCTTGAAATTTGAACCATCAAAGATTGAGAGTTTTCCATTCCGATTTTGTAACCACCTACACCAACATACTGACAGTCTAAGCCTCTAAAGTTACCCTGACGGTCTAAAGCTCCAAACATATCATTTTTTATGTCAAAAATGAACATATCATAATTTTTAGAGCCTTCTAATTTAGTTAAAGCCTTGTGGAAATGTAAACCATTATCAAATACAAACGTGAAGTCGTAAGGATTTAATAAAGTTGTGTACTTAATTCCTGTACTTTCTCTTGTTCCTGTTGTGTTTTCTGCTGTATTATCTGTAAAAGATACAACACCGCTTAAAACTATTAATTTCCCTTTTTGTTGTAGCTCTTGTACTGCTGATAAAGTAAGGTCATCGCTTGGAGCGAATTTTGTCCCTTTTTCAGCGAATACTACAACTGTTGGATTTTCAATATCTTGCGGACAGAATTTTGTTCCTGTTCCTAATTGGCTATTTGCGCCACAAGATAAGTTATTTACCACTGCACTAATTAATCCCATAATTATATGATTTTATTTGTTCTTAAAAAATTTATTACTCTTTTGTCATTGTGTGAAAAAGTATCTCCAACTTTATAGACTTTGTCGTTTGTTGCAAATTCCTTTAATATTTTAAATGACTGCTTTTTAATTTCGGCTATCGGTTGTGGAATTTCATTCACTTCCTTTTTTTTCTTTGCCATATCTTAAAATTTTACTTGTTTGATTCTGCATGGATAATCGGTGTCAAAAGAAACTTCAATTGTCAATTCTATTGCATTCCAAGTATCGACCAAACCGCCTTCGCTATTTTCAAAAGAATAGTTAGGCTTGTATTCAGAATTATACACTTCATTAACAATTTTACTAATACCACTCATTCGTAATGATTTTATTAAATTCATTTGAACTGGGTAAAGTATTTCTTTATAGTACGTTTGGAATTGGAACTCGTTAAATTCTTCTTTGTTCATTGAGCGAGTTGCGATAACTATTCTTGCATTTCTGCTGATACTTTTATTATTAATATCGTTTGAATCTCTACCAACAACCAACCAAACTAAAGGATATGAATTTTCTTTGTTTAATATTAGATACTTATTTAATAGCTCTTGCGTTCCCCAATTGTATTTTATTGAGTAGTCATTTGCTCCTATTGTAACATCTGGCAATAACTGAACTATTTTACCTAAACTCTCCTCAAAGGTTATCATATTCCAAAAGAATTAATTTGTTCGTAAAATGTGAAATTATCTAAATTTACATTCGGAAAATCAGTCTTTTTGTCAACTAAATAACGATATAAACTTACATAAACGCCTTCGCTATTTCCTAACCAATCAACAAAAATACCGTTAACATAAGGTTCGTTTAAATACTCGCCTTGATATTGTTTAATAAAATTAACGCTTGCGTTTGCTATCTTGTACATCGGAGTTACTAAAGTGCCTTTTTCAACATTTACTTGCGAATTTCCAACTGCTGATAAATTAGTGTTTTTTTGCATTACATATTCAATCCAAACAGCCTGAGCAATTAGATTTAAATCGTGTTCTAATCCTATCCAAATTTTATCATCGTACTCATCACCTTGTACCAATTTTTTATAAGAAGCGTATAGCGGATTGTCTATATCCGCTAACGCTAATTGAAGTTCATTATAAGTTGTTAAACCTAAAGCATTAACCAAAATAGTTTTTTCAATCTCAATACATAAAGCATCGATATACGCCCCATCGTTTGGAGTAGAGGTCACCGCACTTGGTAGTGGTGCTTCACTCGCTAAAGGAATATATAAGATATTTGCTTTATTAAAATACGATTTATTAACTATTTGTGGCATTTTTTATTTTTTTGCTTTTGGTTTATCTTCTTTTACATTGTGTAATTTAGCTACTTTCAAATCATTAACGAAAATGTTAGAAATATCTTTGCTAAATTCTCTTACATCGCCTTTCTTGTTATTAGAAAAATCCGCTGTAAATTCTACTTTAACGTTTTTAATAGTAGCCATAATTTAATTTACGATGCTAAAGTTGCTAAAGCTGTTGTAATGTTAGTACATTTTAAGAAACCTGTTTTATCAACGTTTCTAATTAAGAATAACATTCTTACTCTTGCTTTGATAGTTTTCATATCAGCAACAAACTGACCATCTCCAAAACCTTCTGATAAAACTACTCCGCCTTTTTCGTAAATAGTTCCGTATCTTGAATCTCCTACTACTAAAGTATTATCTGCTAAATTGTTATCCTCAACGATTGTTAGACCAGCAATAGTTCCTGTTTCAGAATCAAACATATAGTTATTTTCTCCGTCTTTTTTCAAGAAATATCTGTCAATAGTTTCAGAGTTTGCAGCTACAAAGTTTGGAGCGTATTTAGAACCTCTTGTTTTAACGATTGCAGTTCTCATTTTACGAACTAAATCTTTAATGTTAGCGTCTGTAATTCCGCTTGCTACTGGTGTATAAGCTGGAGAAGCTGTATAAAGTCCTTCAATATCACTTGCACCCCCAGCGCCTACTGCAATTTTAGTGTCGATTACTGTATTAACGTTAATATTGATAAATTTAGAAAGCTCTGAACTTGCTAAAACTTCATCTTCCATAAACTCCTCAGTTACTGGCAATGTATCGCCAATCTTTTGAAGTTTTTTAGTGTATTCAGCAAATTTTGCAGTTGATTCTGGAAAAGTAGCACCCTCTGCAACAATTGCAGCCGCTCTTACAGTTGTATCTTCGTCCCAATCGATGTAAGCAATAGTTCCGTTATGGTTTCCGTTACCTACTTGAACTTTAGGAAAGAAGTCGTATAAAGCACGTAATTTAACACCTAATTGACCAATTCCAGAAAGTCTTACCGCTTCTGTATTGTTAGCAATAGACGCTCTATTCGATAATGCCTTTAGCTCTACTTCTACTTTTTTGTCGCCTTTTGCAAGCGCATTAATTTTCTCTTTGTTTTCAATTACTTCATCTAACAAAGTTTTTTCTACTTTTTCTCCTTTTTGCATTTCAACTAATTTTTCTGCTAATTCGTCTAAATTTCCTTTTAAAGTTTCTACTTGGTCAGTAGTTGCCATTTTTTCGATTGCTTTTAATTCTTCTTTTAAAGCATCTAATTCAGTTTTAGAAACTGATTCGTTTTTCATTGCGTCGATTTTCGTACCCAATTCTTTGATAATTTCTTCCATCTTTTTTAAAATTTGTTTAATAATTTTTTTAATTCTTGTTCTACTTTTTGAGTGTCAATTGACGGCTCGGTTTTAATTTCAGAAGTGATATTGTCGGCTTCTGTTTTATTTTCTATTTGTGATATTTCAGCGGTTGCACTATTTGAGCCAAAAGGTAATAAACTCGATTCCATTACATTTTTAGCTTCTTTTACTATAAAGAAATATTCAATTTCTTTAAACTCATCTTTATTAGCAATTAAAGGATAGTACTTATTATAGTTTTCTGTCTGTTTTGCATAATCTTCATCATCTGAATTAAAAGCCGTTTCTAACTTGATATATTGCATTCTAACTGATAATTGTAACTTACGACCTTCTTTAAGCCATTTAGATACATTTTCATTAACTATTTTATCTTTTTTAACCTTGTATATTAAAGAATAAGTTTCTCCTTCGTATGCCTTACCTAATAAAGACCATGCGACTTTTGAAGTCATCATTTCAATATCTTCTGGAAACGCTATAATATTTTCCGTTTTGCTAAAATCGTGATGCCAAACTAAGTAAACTTTTCCGTTTTGGTCTTTAACTGACTTATTCCAATTCCCGTCAACATGCATATCGTTGTGAGAATCCAAATAATTTGCTGAATTAACTACAAAATAATAATAGTCAGTATCAAACTTAATACCCTTTTCGGAATCATTAAAAGCCTTTTCTATTGTCTTTTGGTCTGAAACTACTTGCAAACCTTTTTCAAAAGATTTGTATACTTGTGATTTCTTAGCATCAATAATAAATGATTCATTATCTACTAGCGCCTTGAATAAATCAGCTTTATTTTCAAACTCCTTATTTAGTTCTTTACAATATATCATTTTGTAACTTCTTTATCGTTTACTAAAATCTTTTTTCTTTGTTCTAATGCTTTTTTTAGTTCTGGACTAATATCTTTTTTATTTAGCATTTTATCAATTTCATCTACTTTCATAATCCTAAAGTTTTAATAAAATTATCACTCATTTTCTTTGCTTCTGGTTGTTCTAAAGTACCATTCTCTAAACTTACTTTTAAAGCATTTTGAAACTCGGTAAAAGATTTAATCTTATCGTTAATTAAACTTTGCATTATTGGTAAGTGGTCAAAAGTTGCTATTAACTTTTCGTTTTTATCTAATAAACCAAATGAAGAACTTAAAGAGTTCATAGTATTATCGGCACTACCTTGTATTGAGTTTTGAATCCAATTTATAACGCCTTGGTTTTGATTTTCAAACGTGCTATCTTTTGCAAAGTAGTTTAAAACGTTCTTATTCATTTCAAAAGCTAAAAGGCATTTATTAGCGTCATCGGAAAATTGTTCATCTAAAAACAATTTCTTCATATCACTTACAAGGTGCTTATATTCTACACTTGCATTAGTTGTTAATACGTCTTTTTTATTTAAAATACTTTCAATTTCTTTTCTGTCGGCTGATTGTATTTGTGCTTCCATTCCAGTAGATTTATTTATACCTACATATTTGGAACTCATTTGTAAATTCTTATGCTTAGAACGTAAATTAACATCAATATTCTGTAATACCTTTTCTATTGCTTTAACACGACTTGGAGCGACTAACCACGAATCAGTAGTTAACGCATTAGCCAAATCATAAAGCGGTATAATTTCAGATATTTTAATATCGTAAACTTTACCGTCTAAAGTATATTTTATTTTCTTTTCAGAGAATGACTTTATTTCAGACTTAGTAAAAATAAATTTATCAGCCTTATTTACTTTATTAAAATCAATTTCACTTGGAATAAGATTATAAAGATTTTTAGGTAATTCAGATGTAAAAGGTTTGATTTGATAAATGTAATTATTTCCAGCAACTGACAAAAACCACATTTGCTGAAATAAGAAATCCTCCTGACTTTGGAAATAGTTAGGCTGCTTTAATAATTTTAAAACTTCTGAATTTTTTACTTCTTTTCCGCTTGCGTCAATGTGGCTTATTTGCATTTGAGAATACATTTTAGCACGCAAAGAAACAATGGCGTTTAAAACTGGATTTTCTAAAGAAGTATGTAAGTAGTTAGAATTGTTAATAAAATCGTCACCGCTTAAGAGTGTAGTCCATACAGAACCATCTCTTGAACGTTCGATTTTACTGAATATTTGTCTACCAAATAGACTGAATGTTTTTTCTACCATAATTTAAAACCTCTGTTTCACAACGTTAGTTAGGTACAAATATAATAATATTTTTTAAATAAACTATTTTTATTTAGATTTATTTTAAATTAACTTAAATATCGTGTTCTACGATACCAACTTATTACATATTTCATTGCGTCTAATAAGTGGTCATCTGTTTGCTCTGGTTCATCTAATTGCACGCCCTGAGCTATACGCCAACTATATGTATCATATTCGTTTTCAATATTCTTTGAACTTTTAGTATAATAAATAGTTGATTTTTGTATTGTTTCAATTCCTGACAAAATCGAACCCGCTCCCTTCATTGCTGGCAAAACATTATAACCCGCATTACGTAGCTTTTGCATTTCTGTTTTGTTAAGCTCGTTACCAACGTCGCAAATAATTTCAATATGTTTAGGAATCTTTAAATTATCTAATTCAGTTGATAGCGTGCCTTCAATGTGGTTAAGTGGTTTGTATAATATTTCTTTAAAGAAAAATGTTTTATCTCCGTCGAACTTCATTTGTACCATTGCACTCGGACTTGATAAACCAAAATCCATTCCGTAGTATGTTGAAAATGGTAACATATCAAATTCATCATCTGGAATAACTTTCCAATTATGATAAATTTTGTTAGGTTTTTCCGCTTTTAAGCCTTTTGCATAAACCAAATGTAAATAATCATTTGCCGTTCCTTGCTGTTCGTTAAATAAAGCCTTTTTTAGCTCTATTATTTGTTTTCCTGTAAACTTGTATTGATTAGTATTAAAATCGTAATTAAAAGCATTTGAAACGCTTATAAGTTCGTTTTGAACTACATTTGTATATTTAACTGGTAAATAAGATTCAATTTTTATCTTTTGTTGTAATGGTATAAAAGGATTGTCTTTGTATGTTGAATGTATAACTATTGCGTTTTCTCTTTTTGCCACATCTTCAATCCAATGATTATTTTTAGGATTCCAATCGATAATAATGTAGTCAGAAGTACGCATATCAATTTGATTAAAAGTGTCTACTGAAAATTTATATGGTTCGTTTAAGTGTGCTACATTACCTTGAAAACCATGCACCCTATTTTCTTCATCTCCGCCCATAAACTCAATAGTGGCATTATCCTCAAAAGTAAAGATAGATTCCGTTTTATTAAAATTTACTTTGTCATTATATGGTAAAGTAGGTAAAGCCTTTTTTAAATCGGCTAAAATAGTCATTTTACAATCGGCTTTAGTTTCACGCCAAATTGATATTCTAAAGTTTGTATTTTCCAAACACATTAACCAATGAGTTTGTAATATTGAATGAGTTTTTGAAGAACGAGAAGAACCCGTATGTATTATATATTTATACTTACGAGTTCCATCTGTATTTTTAGCTTTGATTGCGTTATATGTTTTTTCAAATACTGTCGTCGCTTGCATCTTCGCTTTTTACAATAGTGATTTTTACTTCTTGTGGTGTTGTTATCTTTTCTCCACCGCTTGTAATGTCGGTTTTATCTCCGAATTTCTTTGGTAACATTTTTGATAAAGCCCATTTTCTTGCGTCAATTTGAAGTCGATTTCTTTGTACAATATTATGATTAATTACTTTATTTCCGTTTTCATCTTCCCCAACATCTTCGCTCTGTTTATCGGCTATTTCAATAATTTCATCAAATAAAAACTCACTTCTTAACTCTACACTTCTTTCGTATTGTTTTACTTTTTTTTCATCTTCATCTACCCATTTAAAGAAAGTTCTACTACTTGGCATATTTTCACGCCTTAAAATAGAGCGTAAAGAATATCCTTTTTCTAATTCATCACAAATTAAATTAAACGTTTTATCTCTTTCATTTTCCGAATATGCCATAACTATAATTTTGTTGTATCAATTGAAACTTTAATTTCTTTTACTTCTTTTCCTTTTAGTATTTTGAACTCCTCATTTACATAGTTTCTTTCATTCTCTGAAATATCTTTTAGAGCTTGTTTTTTGCTTTTGCTTTGTCCTACTTTACTATAACCTTTTTTCATTATGGTATATTATCATTATCACAACCTAAAAAAATATATCCTTCTGGTAAATTAATAGGCTCGTTTGTTTCGCAATTTAATTCAACTGGTATAACTGTTCTTATTTGTCCGTCAGGTTTTACCCATGCATTACAAGTATAAGTACATTGTTCGTTATCGTCGTTTGAGCAACTTAAAAATAAAATCGCTAATGCTGTTATTAATAATAGTTTTAATGTTTTCATAATTACAAATTTAGTCATTTATTTTGATACCATAGTAAAAATAATTCAATTTTTTTATAATTTCTTTTAAACGTGTTGGATTTTGTTTTGAAATGTAAAGTTTATTTTTCTCTATTTCCAATTCTTGATATGATTGCGTTTTTAAATTCTTCTTCATTTTTTATTAAAATGTATTCGTGATTAAGGTTAGTTATTTTAGTTTCAAATATTATTTGAGCATCGGATTGTTTACCTATATCTGTTTTAAGTTCAATAAATAAAACTTTTGAATCTAAAACCACAATTAAATCCGATACGCCTGGCATTGTTCCTGTTGCTTTTAGCTTTTTTGCTTCAATTATATTCCTTGTTCCACCATTCGGAACCGCAAAAATCAATCCTTTACCGTGCATTTGATAATTATTTTTAAACCAAATCACGCATTTTTGTTGTAATAAATCTTCTTTGTTCATTTTAGGTAACCGTTAAATTGTTAATAATCAATATTTTAAATAAAAGTTACCAGGTTACCTTTTTTATCTGTGGAGTATTATATTTTTATATAAAAAACCATTATTATATAAAATGTATATGTTTTTTTAATTCTTACATATATTTTAATAATATTTTAGGTAACTAGGTAACCTTTATAGTTAACTCTTTATACTTCAATAAATTAGCGGTTACCTTTTCTTACAAAAAAGGTTACCTTTTCTTACAAAATTTAGGTAACTAGTTACCTTTTTTTAAATAATTTATATCCTTTTTTACTTATTCCATTAACTTTATATGTTTTTAAATCATAATTTTTGTCTTTCATAAATAAAGAAATATCACTTTTTTCTACATTTAATAAATCTGCTATTTCTTTTTGGTTTAAAATAACTATATCACAATTATTATTATATTCATGTAAAAACAAATTAATAAATTTAAAAGTAACATCTTCAGAATTATTTTTTTTAATAAATGATTTTGCCCAAAATACTTGAAAATTATTCATTTCTTCAATATCTTCTAAATTTGAATAAAAAGAAATACATTTTTCTGTTTCTTCTTTTGTAATTTCAAACCATTCTCCTTTTATTCTATCTCTTGAATATTTATTATGTAATTCAGTTTCTAGTTCTTTAGCTCTTGTAGTTCTTATAAAACCTATTAATTCAGCTCCAAAAGGGGCATAAGTTTTAAATTGTTCAAATCTTTTATAAGGACTTTCGTTTTCTGAATATCCAATTTTAATTGGAGTTAAACCAATATGTCTAAAAAAATAAACACACCCTTTTTTTAAATTTTTCATTTTATATTATTTTATATTAAGTTACAAATATACTAAAAAAACTTTATATAAACAAAAAAAAAGGTAACTTAGGTAACCTTTTAAAACGGAACTTCATTATTATTTTGTACAAAAGTAGCTTCTTTGTATAATAAAATTCCTTTTTTCAATACATTTTTTACTTTATAAACTTTGTAAATCATTTTATTTTTTGTAAATATATCTTTAACATCATACTTTGATATGTTAATTCCTGAGTGTATATTCAAATAATTAAGAATATCGCCCTGATTCATAATTGTTTTCTCGCTGTGCGTTGTTGTTTCTTCGATAGAAAAATGGCTAAAAAATATTTCTTCTACTGGATTAACATCTAAATTTGTGGTTGTATGTTCGTTTAAATAATCTATATCTTCACTTTTATAAATTTTCCAATCAAAATTATTACGCCATAAATTAAAAGCTTCACGCCAAAGTGAATCAGTATCAATTGAAATCATTTTATCATAGTCAATTGATTCTACATTTACAGGAAGTAAACGCCTGTTTCCTGTAACATCTTTTAAAACATTAGCTTCGTTAGTGGTTCCACAAATAGATGCCCTACGTTTAATTTTGGTGTAGTAAGCTGAATAAGGTAATCGTATATCAATCCAATTCGTGTCGGCTACTCTCTTAAAGTCTTTAACGTCTTTTGTTGCAAGTCCTCCAAATTCGTCATCAAAACAAATTAATCCTTTTGCCAGGTTGTACATACTATCTTTATCATTTGCGTCAATCTTTTTTTCAATAAGATAATCTTTTAACTCACTTGGTAAAAGGTTTCTAAAAAATGAAGTTTTCCCAGTACCTTGCTTTTGACCACAAAGAACAAAAGTTAATGGACTAACCTTTGTTTCACTTAATGGACTAATCCAATTGTGTACGGTTCCTACTATCCATTTTTTAAACGCCCAACGGTTGTATTCGCTTTGTGGTTGTATGCAATTAATATAAGCGTCTATTTGTTCAGTTTTAAATTCTTTGTTGCTAAAAAAGGTGTTTAATGGATTAAAGTCTTTTGTGCTATCTGAATTAATAATATCCCTTACATCTGACTTTGATACATTAAAATCTAAAACCTTGCAAGCTGTTTTGTATATGCTATTTAATTTATGGTCATCAATTACAATATTATCAATTTTTATTTCGCTTGTAATTGTGTTTCTTTCTGGTGCATAGTTTTCTATTATAAAATTTTCGAGCTTTGCCATATTAGACAAATCTTCTTGTATCTTATATTCAATTTTACTTTCGATTAAATCATTTATTAATTTTTCATCTACTTCAATTTTTTGAATATTAAGTACATTTGATACACTTTCTAAAGTTGCTTTCCCTTGTGCCTTTTGTACGTTTACGGCTTTTATAGTTGCCTTTGTTTTTTCGCTGTATATTTCTATTCCAGCTTCTTTAACGTAATAGTAAAAAGTACTAATAGTTATACCGCCTTGTTTACAAAAGTTTTTATAGTGTTTTTCTATTTGCTTTGGGTCGTACTTCGAACCACTTTGACAAATTGCTTTGAAGTAGTCAAGTCCTTGCGTTCCAAAGTGTGAACCAATTGCAAAACCTATTTCGCAATATCTTTTATAGTCATCTTGACAAAGGTCAATATCTTTTACTTTATCAATTATATCTGTAAAGTCATCTTTTGCAAATACAAAGTTTTCCTTTTGTACTTCCTTTTTAATTTTGGTTTTGGCTACAAACTTTTTTGATTTTTCATTTTGAAACAAATAAGGATCGTAAGATAAAAATCTTAATCTATTTGTATTTTTGCAAGATTGGTCAATAATTAAATTAAAGTTATCCCAATAGTACTGACCTAATTCATTAAAAGATTCTAAAAACTTATTAGAATTAATTTTAATAAATACGCATAATCCATCGCCACCAAAAGAGCGGTGTGAAATGTAAGTATATTGGTCTGCATTTATTTTATTTACTAATTCAAGATTTACATCATCATCAATATCTAAAACAATTAATCCGTTAAGTTGCTGAATATTTGCTTTGTTTTTTTCGCCTTGATTCATAATTGCTGAACCTGTAATGCAAGGCATTTTTTGTTTTAATGCTTTGTATTTTGCTTCGTCTTTTTTTACAGCTCGAGCGTTTAATACCAAGTCTTGATATTTTCCTTTGATTATCATTTCACAATAATCAGTACAAAGTATATCTACTTTTTCTTTTGAGCCTACTGAATTATAAAGGCTAAATTTAATTTGTTCCATATTTTTTATCGTATGCTTTACTTAATATTTTATTACAATAGTTTTTATAAATAACGTTTTTACCTTTTTTTAGAATAGAGCGAATAATTTGCAAATATTGGGGTTTCAAAAGTACGTCAAATCTTTTTTGAAAATTACCATTTTTCAAATGATATTTAAAATCTTTTTCTTCAATTTTACTTTTAGATATAAAATGAATCCATTTTTCAGCTAAAATTTTTAATGCTTCATAGTCTGTACTTCCCTTATTTATAAAATAATTTACATCCATTGTAGGCGGTTCTAATTTAGCTTTTTGACCATTAATTGTAAATTGTTTTATCTTTCCTTCTTCTTCAATTTTGAATTCTTCAATATTAACTTCATGCCCACAGTTTGGACATTCAGAATCTTTTTCATCAAAAGTAAAACCGCACGCCTCACATTCTTGCTGAGGTTCTAAAATTAGTTTTATTTTCCTATCGTTAAAAATTTTATTCCAATTTCTGTTAAAAGAAAATGTACCATGTTCTTCAATATTATTACCTCCATCAATAATTATAATATTATCTTTTTTAATCTTATTTGTAATCCTGGCACCACGACCGCAAATTTGAATCCATAATGCAAGGCTTTTAGTTGCACGTGCTACAATTATAGCTTCTACATCGCAAACATCAAAACCCTTTGTAAAACAACCTGTATTTATTAAAATTGCATCGGGTGTATTCTTAAACCATTCAATAATAGTATCACGTTCGTTTGTGTTATTATTAACTGAATCGTATGTTTTTACATTTTTGTTTTTAAACAATTCAGCAAAAATTGCATTCGTTTCTGTTGATGCTGTAAAAATCATAGTCTTTTTATCTTCGCAATAAATTTCATATGTATTCCTTAACGCCTTTTGATAATCTTCGTGTTGGAATACTTTTTTCATTGATTCAACAGTGAACTCTCCTGAACTATCTGTTTTTAAACCGCTACTATCAAAATCAATTAAATAGTTTTTATCTCTCACTAAATAATTATTTTCCATTAACCAATTAATAGGTTTTCCACAAATTAGCTTTTCATAAACATCTGCCATAACTTCCATTGCAGTGGTATCTTCATCTAACTTATATCTTTTTAATCGTACCGGAGTTGCTGTAAATCCTAAAATTTTGGCATTTGGTAAAAAATCAAATAGCTTATTAAAGATCCAAACGTGGCATTCATCAATCACACAATATTGTATGTCATTTAATAGCATTGTGTTTTTTTTAACACGATTCCAAAGAGTTGAAACCATTGCTACAATTACTTTATTTTCAGGAAATTTTTTGTTTCCAGCTAAAACCATACCGACATCAATACCTTGTCTTTTAAAAGTTTCATTTGTTTGGTGTACCAGGTCAATACTATCAACTAAAATTAAAGTTTTAGAATTTAGTTGTTTTATCATTTCAGTAAAAATTACGGTCTTTCCTCCGCCTGTACTTAACTGAATACATAATCTGTTATAGTTTGGAATTTCTATTAAAATTTCATCTAACAACTCTTGTTGATATTCTCTTAATTTTTTCATATTTATTCAGGTTGAAATTCGTAAAAATAAACATCATTTTTGTAACTAATAAATTTAAAAAATGCGTATCGTTCCGCATCATTAATATCAATAGTTATTAAAATAGGAATAGAATTTTTAGAAGTAACTTCAATAAATAAATCTGTAAAAGCCTTTTTGTGGATTAAGTGAGAATTTAAGATTTTCTCATTGTTTTCAATTGTTCCATCAATAGTGTTTTCGAATACACTTTTGTTTGTAATAAATAATTTCATATAAAATAAATTAAATTAAAAAATCCCATTCATTCGGCAGTGTTGTGGAACGTGCCTCCTGAATAGGATTCTATATAATATTTTCTATTTATGCAATGCGTTCCACTTCATTACGAATGCAAATATAATCAATTTTTTTAATATACAAACTATTTTATAAAAAAAATCCCTAAATTTCTTCAGGGATTTCTAAATCAAATGTTGATACTAAAAGTTTTAACATTTTAGAATGGTAGTCCGCTATCATCTCCACTGGGTGCAGTAGCTTGTTGGGTACTTGTTGGCTCACTTGATAGGTTACTTGTTTCAGAATCGTTTGAAATTTTCCAACACTCTAAAGTATTAAAACATTTTTCTACGCCTTCTGGATTAGTCCAAAGTCTACCTCTTAAATTTAAACTAACTTTTACTTCTTGACCAACTTTATAACTATCTAATAAACCGCATTTATCTTTAGTTACTTGAAGTAATAAATATTGTTTATACTCTTCTTGTGTTTCTACTACAAACTCTCTTTTTGAAAATTTATCGCTTACATTTTGCGTTTGACCAATTGAATGAATTTTAACGTTTAATTCCATAATTATTTATTTAATATTAATACTTCTTGTTTATATCTATTATGTGCTTCTAAAGCAGTTTTAAAAACCCCTAAGTGTTTATATTTATTATTTATTGTAATATAAGAACAATATTTTTCTCCATGTTTTTTAGCACCAGTTAAACCTGTTTTATTTTTTACTGATTTTACAATATTTTCTCTATGTGATATTATTTGTAAATTACTAAGTTTGTTATTTAATTTATTGTTATCAATATGGTCTATTGATTTTTCGGTAGTTCCATTTCCAAAATGATTTAAAAAAGATTCACAAACTAAAACATGAACTCTTTTTGTATACGCTATTTTATCTTTTCTTAAATAAACAGATAAATAACCCCTACCATTTTCAACAGCTTTTAAAATTTTTTCTTTGCCATTTTTTAAACTTTTAACATTTCCGTAATTAGAAATTTGATAATCATCAAATCCAAATACTTGCAACCATATTTCTATATCCATAAAATAAAAACCACCAAGTCAAAAGGTCGTCGTCTTTGTCATTGGTGGAATTTGTATAATGTTTTTAATTGTAGCGACGACTCTACTAATACAAATGTAATGAATTTATTTTTAATAATAGCATAATTTTTAAATTATTTATTTATTTACGTTTAAATTCTTCTGATTCATCTTCTCCAAATACTCCAAGTTCATAAAAACCTGTAAGTTTTAAAACTGCCCTACTCATCGCTCTTTTTTCTGCCATTTCCATAACATACCAACTTTGAGTATTACCATCTTTAAAACTATCTCCTTTTAATGCTGAACCAAATGTTTGAATACTTGCGTTTTCTTTTATTGCAGTTGCTTTAACTACACAAAATTTAGGTTCGCAAGTAATAACATCATAATTAATAGACACTTGCTCTTTAGCTTGTATTTTATCAATTCCACTTCTTGTAATGATAATGTAATGTTGGTGTTTATATACATCGTCTTTCGTTAATTCGTACTTCAAATATAACGCTTTTAATTTATCTACATTCATAATTTAAAAAGTTATTGCTAATGATGATTTTCTTGGCGCGCTACTTACTTTTGTTACTTCAACTCCTTCGCTGTCGTAAATAGTGTCTTTTGACTTTGTAGCTAATTTAATAAGTTCGGCACGTTCTTTTAATTTACTTTCAAGTTCAGCATAAACATGATCTTCTTTGTAGTTTAATGTTTCGCCACCGCTTCTGTAAGTTCCTTTAACTCCAAACGCTTCGAAGTTTTCTTGCGGAATTGAATTTTTTAACTCATCTGTTACAATTTGTAACGCCTCGTTAATTCTTACGGCTTGTGCGTAAAGTTCCATTTTATCAGTTGTTCCAGCATCTAAAAGATTGCTAACAAATGTTTTTGCAGAAAGTTGAATTTCTTTTTTAGTTGGTAGAAAGTTGTTTGTTTTTACTGATTGCTCCTGTAACATCAGGAATAAGTTAGAGTTTGCTCCCATAATTATTTATTTTAGTTAAACAAAGATAACGTTTTTTTGTTAATTAATACTATTTTTCAAAAGTTTTTTATATTCATCATTAATTTTTTCGTTATTCTGACCTCTTTCTATTAAAAGATTTATAATTCTAATTAACTGCTCTTTGCGTTGTTCGGGTGTTTTATCTCTTAATGTCATAACGTATATTTTTATTTTTAATTTCTTCTGAAGTTCTTTCAGCTACTTCTTTAGCTGTTTGCGTTATATTTCTTTGACGCTCGTAGGTTGTATCAATTCGATTACCTACTAATACTGGACTTTTACGCTTGCTTAATTTCGACATAATATGTTAGATTCATTTTAGTTAATACCTTTTCAAAGAAGTCAATTCCGCATCTTTGTTCGTTTGTTATTACGTGATTAAGTGTTGAGTAACTAATTTCGTAATGTTTCGCAAACTCTCTTTGATTCATTCCGCTATCTTGTTGGAGTTGTTTAATTATTTTATTCAGTTTCATATCTTAATACTTTAAATTCACATTTATTTAATTCTTTAAGATAGTTAGCTTTGTAATCGTTAATTAAACTTTGAATCTTTTTATATTTAGTTTTATAAAAATCATCGTATTTAAAAAAGTTATCGTGTTGTTTTAAATAGTGTATTATTGTTGCGTGGTCTTTATCAATATAACTTGCTATTTTTGATAAAGTAAATATATTTGTATTATGCATTATTTTAGCGTATATAATTCTATTTTCTACTAACTCCCTTTTTCTTGAAGTACTTTTAATATTGCAATCAAAAGTATTATTTATTACTTTTATTAAATCTTTAGCATCCATACTACAAAATTTTATCAAAAAATACTACTCCTTTTTTTCTTGCTATTTCTATATTTTCATAAAACTTATTTATAAATTCACTTAATAGAATAGCATCGGCTTCGTTTAATTCTGCAATTTGTGTTATCATTCGTTCTTTAATGTTTAAACTATTTAATGCAAATTCAGAATCGTTTTTATAAACTTCGTTATAATGTTTGATAGTTTTTGTTTCAAGTGCTGTATGAAACATTTTACCGTACTTCTTTTCAATTCCTTTTAGTTCGTAGTTGTCGAATATATCTATAAATAATTGAGCCGTTAAAAGCAATTCTAATGCGTTGTGTGTTTCTTTAGTTCTCATTTCTTTGACTTTGTAATTTTTGAATGTATAAAATTGCGTCCATTAATTCCTCTTTAAAATGTTGAAGGAAATCATCTGTATTATTTTCTTGTAGTGTAGTTCCGTATTTTTCAATTCCACGTTTAGAACGCTCTTTAAATTGGTTTACCACACTTTCTACTATGCTATCTGTTTTAGGTGTTTCTTTGTAAGAGATTATTTTCGCCCATTCTCCTTTATTATAAATTTCAAAACCTTGAATATAAATAACATTGTTAGAAAAAAAATGTTCAAAATCTAACTTATCATTTTTTATATAAATTTCTTTATCAATTAAGCAAGAACTAAAAGTATTACCTTTTACAAATCCTCTTTTTTTAGCTTCTATTTTTAATCTCTTTTTAGTTTCCATAATCTACACTTTTAATAAATTGTTCTAATGCGTTTTTTTCGTTTGAGTTAAGTTCTTGGAATAGTTTTCCGTTTACGTGCCATTTTGCGTTTATAAGTTCAATAATTAATTTCATAATAATATTTATTTAAAAATTCTGTTACGTTTGGTAATACTTTACTTTTTGAGTTTAATACAGGTTCAAAAGTTATCCATTCAAGCTCTATATTTTCGCTTCTTGTGTCGTGTGCATCAAATTCAAAATGTACTATTACATTTCCAACTTCTGCAAAAGATTCACACGTGCAAAATCTATCCTCTATTTGTTCGCTAAAGTCTATGTTATCACAAGCGACCTCTTTTACTTTGCGTTCAATTTCTGTTATTAGTTTACTTAGTCGTTTCATTTCTCCACTTTTTTAAATATTTTTTAAACTCGTTTAACTTTTTTAGCTTGTATTCGTTTTGGTTAAATTCCTCTATTGAGATTAATAGTTCCAAACTACTTAATACATAGTCAAATTCTAATTGTTTAATGTTTTCCATAATTCCTATTTTTTAAAGATTAATATTCCACATATAAGCAATGCTCCTGACATTACTAAATAATTATCGGTACTCATTCCGATAGTTGCAACTGATAAAAAGATAATTGTTTTCATAATTTGTTTAATTATTATGGTACAAATATAATATCTTTTTTTAGATAAACAACACAATGAAGTTAATTTATATTGATTATAAATAACGTTGCTGTGTTATTTGTATTAAAATAGTTTGTATATTTGTAAAAAATAAAATTATGATACACAAACTACAACAACTAATCGACAGAAAATCATTTGTTGAAAAATTAGCAAATAAATTAAAAGTTAAGCCAGATACCATTGAATACTACTTTAGGACTAAAATACCACCAAAAAGCATCTATAAGGTCGAAGCGTGTTTAGATTTGCAATTAAAATTAGATAAAGATGCTAAACAAATAGAGGTTAAGGCGTGGGAGTTGGTTTAACGTTTCGCAGCTTGAAGCAGTTAAGGAATGAAATACCGATTTTCTAAATTGAAAACCGATATAAAAGGACAGAGAAAAAATCTTTAAATTAAAGACTGTTGCCTTAATTGCTTTCAAACCGCTGTTAGTAGCTGGACGGATTATTAAAATAAATTAACTTATAAAAACTAAATAAAATGAACAAATTTAAAGGAACAAAAGGCGATTTTAAAGAAGATTTAGGAATTGACTTATTAGGGCATAATGACGAACTAATGCAAATTATTGTTTTTTCTAAACAAGTTAACACTCATAGTGTAGCTCACGTTTTTGGCTTAACGCAAGAGGAAGTTATGGCTAATGCTAAATTATTTGCAAACTCAAAAAAAATGTTAGATATGCTTATTAAAATGAAAAATAAAGATGAGTGGGATATTGAAGACCATTTTGATTTGGAAAATCTCATCAAGGAAACGTTAACGTAGTCTTGCTACTAACGTTATCAGGCTTTGTGTCTGTTGCGACAAAAAATAAAACAAACATTAATTTAAACACTAAAAATTACAGATTATGATTAAACATTCAAAAAAACCAGAACCAAGCAATAGCACAAAACCTATGTTACCTGCTGTGCTTATTTGCGATTGCAGTAGCCGTGACCATCAAATTATCATTGAACACGACAATGAAGATAACTTAACATACTGCCATATTCACTTGATGAAACACAACTTTTGGAGAAGATTAAAAGCTGGTTTAAAATATATATTTGGTTATAAATGCAAATATGGTCAATGGGAAGAATTTATATTAAAACCTGAACACGCTAACCAGCTTCGTGAATTGTCGGAGTTTTTATCACAGCATAGCGGGTAACGTTTTGCAACTTGTATAAGTGGCGTAATTTAAACGAATACATAACAAAATTTAAAGAATTATAAATTAATAAATAACCAATCCAAAACTGCGAATAGTAGCCATTTATACAAATTGCTGTTATAAGAAGTAGCGGGTATAAACACAAATAGTAATTATGAGTATAAAATCACAAAAATTATGGATTGAATCACAAGAAATGTTAATTGAACAGCTTAAGCTTCAAAAAGAAAATGCAGAAATGAATATTTGCTTAAATAAGAGGTTATTAAAAAACACAAAAGAAAGTATTAAGCACGAAGAAAATATTTTGAGAAAGTTTCTTGAAACATATAAAACGTAGATATTTCTTATAACGTATGTGGCTTTAATACAGTTGCGGGGTGTCGATACGCAATTGATTAAAACCACTGTTAACAAATGTATTTTTAAACACAAAATAATTAAATTATGGAAAAATATAAAAGACTATTTTCTATTTATAATATTTATTATATTTCAAAAATAGAAATTTTAAAATGTGGCGCTAAACAATATAGTTTTAAAACAAAAGATTTTGAATTAAAACACATAATAACACACCACGATAAAGTTAATGCAAAAATAAGCGGATTATCTTTAATAAGTTTTTTTAATTTAAACGCATTTCAAGTTTATTATCGACAAAAAAAGAAACAAGAGGCTACTGAAATTATAAACTCTTTAAATTTAAGAAGTAAAAATATTATACAAAAATATTATAGATAAAGTTCGGAATAATATATTTGTTAACGTCCGAGTGCTTGCCGTTCGGTGGCAATTTCAAGACCAAAATAACAAAGAAACAACAAACATTAAATAAGCCGAAATATTTCGGATATAACCCAATCCTGCCACTGACGGTAAACACTTGTTATAAGCAGGCTAAATATTTATTATTATGGAAGATTTAAAAGAATTATTAGAAGAATTTATTGATTGGGCAAGAGATTGCGGAGAAGATGCTTTTTATGTATTTGACGACACGCAAAAAGTTATTGATGAATTTCTAAAGCAACGTGAGGAATAGCTTGCTTATAACGGTTCTCGGCTTTGTGCAGTGTAGGAAATTGAAAAACAAAATTTGAATTATGCAGAAAAGTTTATTTGAAAACGAAATGTTGAATATAGTACAGAAGCCCACATTGCACAAAACCGATGTTAGCCGCAGTACTTTTTTTCAGGGTGATTGCCTTGTTGAAATGGATAAAATTGAAGATAAAAGTATAGATATGATACTTTGTGATTTGCCTTACAATACAACGGAAGCTGTATGGGATTTAATTATACCATTTGAGCTACTTTGGAAGCAATATGAAAGGGTTATAAAAGATAATGGAAGTATTGTATTGACAGCACAGCAACCTTTTACAAGTGCAGTTGTAATGAGTAATACAAAACTATTCAAACATACTTTTATATGGGAAAAAGATAAATGTGCGAATTTCTTAGCTGGTAGTTATCAGCCATTGAAGATACACGAAGAAATATTGGTTTTTTCAAAAGGTGGATTTACTCATAACGCAAAGATAAAAGCCACTTATAATTCACAACTTACAGATAGAAAACCAAGAGTGCAAGATACTTCTATTAAAGAAAGAAGTGCTGGAATGAATGCTTTACTACCAAGACCAAACCCTACAAAATTAAAAAGTTCAGATAATTTTATGGCTGACAAAAATTTAGCAAAGTCAGTTATTTACTTTGCAACTGAACATAAAGATAGATTGCACCCTACTCAAAAACCAATAGCATTAATGGAATATTTAATAAAAACCTACACCAACGAAGGCGAAACGGTTTTAGATAACTGTATGGGTTCAGGAACTACGGGTGTCGCTTGTAAAAAAACAGGTCGGCACTTCATTGGAATAGAGAAAGATGAAAATTATTATAATGTCGCAGTTCGGAGGGTGTCCGAGTATTGCGGCTAACGTATGGTGCTTTGCTTCAGTTGTGCCTAACCACAAACTACTTTCGGCACAATTGAGCAAAACACTTGTTATAGGCTGTTTTTATCTTTTTTACAAATATTTTAAAAATAATTGTATTTTTATTTGGTAGTATCAAAATTAGTCGTATATTTGTAAAAGAAATAACAACTAAAAAATAGAAATTATGAAAGCAATTACTGAAATATTAAACACTACAACTGCTAAAAAAATGGTAGCTAATTTATCTTTTTCTTATGAATTAAATAAATCAAACTTTAGTGAATTTAATTTTATAGATGAATTACCATTAAAACAACAAGAGTTATTTGACACAATATATCAATTACTTGACTATAATAGAGTTGAATTAGCTTTAATGTTAATTCAAAATAAATTAACTTTTAAAAACTAAAAAATGGAAAATTTAAAAAAAATGATTAAAATTAGAATTGAAACAAACGAAGAATGTATAGATAATTTTAATTTATCAAACGACCATAAAGAAAGTTTAGAATCTGAAAATGAATTTTTAAATTTTATTTTAAAAGAATTATGCAAAGACAATCAATAATAGTTTTACTAAACTCGAATGAAGAACCAATAGTTAGAGGTAATTTAAAAAAACTATGCGAGGAGTTTAATTTTCCTTATCATACTTTATGTCGTTTAAAATTCCCAATTTTGTTTAAAGATTTCATTATCCACAAAGTCGAGTTTAAATAGCGGTTAACGTTTGGTGGCTTTAATACAGTTGCGGAAGATTTAACACAGACCATACAAAAATACACTAACATTAAATTTAAAATTATGAATACAAATAAAACACAAGCCGAGCAATTGCCACAAGATGCTGTTATGCAATCGGTTTTAAAAGAATATGACTTACGTATTGGTAATTTTATAAAAGTCATATCTTCAACTAAAACTTTTGATTCTTTCATAACACAAGCAAAAGGGTATGATATTGTCAGAATAGAAGAGAAATCCTTTAATCATTGGAATTACGAGCCTGTTATTTTAAATGAAGAATGGCTTTTAAAATTTGGATTTAAAAAAACAATTGGTTCAAATGAATCAAACTTTACAGATGGCGTGTATAATTTTTTTACAAATTCTTTAGGCGAAGTAAATTTTTATTATTTTAAAGAAGGCGACTGGTATCAGAAATTAGATTATGTTCATCAATTACAAAACTTATACTTCGCTTTAACGTGTCGTGAGTTAACTGTTGCATAACGTTATCAGGCTTGCAGAAGTGGTAAAAAAGTAAGCCTTAATTTTCGATTTTGCCAAAAGATTACAAACAACTTTAAAACAAACCTGAACTTGCCATTTTTGCAAACCTGTGTTAGCATTAGTACGGTATTAATAATAAAAAACAAAAATATGATAGATATAAGATTAAGTGACAATTTAGAGTTAATGGCAGAAATCCAAGACAATACAGTAGATTTAATTTACTGCGATATACTTTATGGAACAGGCAGAAAGTTTGATGACTACCAAGATTTAAAGCCTAAAAGAGAATTAATTGAAGAGCATTATATACCAAGAGTTAAGGAAATGCACCGTATTTTAAAAGATACAGGAAGTATTTATTTACAAATGGACACAAAAATAAACCACTGGATGCGTTGTATTTTAGATGATATTTTTGGGTATAATAGATTTTTAAATGAAGTTGTTTGGTGTTATAGATGGGGAAGTAGACATAAAAATAAATGGAACTCTAAACACGATATAATATTATTATATTCTAAAACACAAAAATGGACTTTTAACGCTGATGAAGTGAGAGAGGAATATGCTGAAAATAGTGCAATGACTAAAGATAAAAAATATAATAAATCTTACAATGAAAATGGCGCTCTACCTAGAGATATAATAAACTTAGAAATTATAAACTCTATGAGTACAGAAAAAACAGGATATAATACCCAAAAGCCTAAAAAGTTAATTGAAAAACTAATAAAAGCAAGTAGTAACGAGGGTGATTTAGTTGCAGACTTTTACGCAGGTAGTTTTACAACTGCTGAAGTGTGTAAAGACTTGAATAGAAACTTTATTGGCTGTGATATTTCTGAAAAGGCTGTGGCTATCGGATTAGAACGGATTAAGTATTAATGCTAACGTTTTCGGGCTTGGCGAAGTGGCTGAACCTGAAGCTAAATAGAATTACTAAACTTAAAAATTAAAAACGAATGATTGATAGAATTACTGAACAGCCATTTTGCCAAACCCGTGTTAGTGGCAGTACTTTTGTAAATGCAGATTGCTTTGATGTTTTTCCTTTTATTGGGGATAAATCAATTGATGCGATTATTTGTGATTTGCCTTATGGAACTACTGCTTGTAAATGGGATAGTATTTTACCTTTTGATAAAATTTGGAAGGAATACGAAAGAATTATAAAACCTAACGGTGCTATCGTGTTGTTTGGCTCACAACCATTTACAAGTGCTTTGGTAATGAGTAACCCGAAAATGTTTAAGTATGAATGGATATGGAAAAAAACGAGATATAGTGGAAATTTAAACGCTACAAGAATGCCGTTAAAAGCACACGAAAATATTTTAGTATTTGCAAAAGGCAAAGCGCCATATTACCCAATTAAAACGGATGCACCAGAACACTTAATAGATAAAAGGAAAAACGTAAATCCAAGTATTGTAAAAGATGGAGGTGCTTATAATGGAAGCAAAGGTTTTGTAAATATTCGCAAAAAAGACGATGGAACAAGATACCCGACAACGGTGCAAGAATTTAAAAACCCAAACAATAATAGTTTACACCCAACACAAAAACCTTTGGAGCTATTAGAATACCTTGTTAAAACCTACACAAATGAAGGAGACACAGTTTTAGACAACACAATGGGTTCAGGAACAACAAATTTGGCTTGCATTAAATTAAATCGAAAATCAATTGGTATTGAAAAGGAAAAACAATATTACGATGTCGCAGTTCGTAGGGCTTTGGAGTATTGCCACTAACGTTCTCGTGGCTTTGTGTCTGTTTGCCCCTTGCACAATGCTTCAATTTAACAAAAAACTTAATAGGCAAATAGCACAAAACCGCTGTTATAAGCTGGCTGCGGTTAATTAAAAACGAAAATTAAATATGAAAGTATTAATAACACACGAGGAAAGTCAAACGGTAATTGAAGCATTTTTGAATGCCGGACACGATGCGTATAGTTGCGACCTATTGCCGGCAAGTGGAAAATATCCTGAACGGCATTTGCAAATGGATTGCTTTGAAGCTATAAAATTAATTGAGCCTGATTTTTTAGGAATGCACCCGGAATGCACTCGGCTAACAGTTGCGGCAAATAAATACTATAAGCCGGAATACGCTGAAAGGTTTCCAAATATCCGCGAACAAAGAGCCGAAGCCGTTGAACACTTTTTGAAATGCGCTGAAGCATTAGAACAAATCGGATGCGGTTACATTGAAAACCCGATTGGAATAATGAGCCGACTTTATAAAAAGCCAACTCAAATTATACAGCCCTACCAATTTGGACATACTGAAAGGAAAAGCACCTGTTTATGGCTTGCCGGCTTGCCAAAATTAGAACCGACTGAAATAGTTGAACCAGATATTATTATTCACAAAAGTGGTCGAACTGATAGCCGATTGCATTATGAAACATTTAAACTACCAAAGGAAGAAAGGCGAAAAGCACGTTCAAAAACCTTTACCGGAATAGCCGAAGCAATGGCTTCTCAATGGGGAATTGTCATTCGGAACAGGAACGTAGCAGCTTGCTTATAACTACAATATTACATGATAAAAAATATTATTTTCTCTTATTAAACCTTATAAAATATGGAAATTTACACAAAAGTACATAGCTTTACTTTAACTAAAGAACAAAAGAAAATCTTAACCGATTTAAAGGCAAACAAAGTAAACGTAAGCAAGTTAATAAGAGAAATAATTTTTAAGGAATTAACGCCAAAAGTTGACAAAAGAAAAAAGCCAACAATTGAAGATTTAAAAAGAAGTTTAGAGAATTGCTTTTAATAAAAAACCACCCGTTATAAGGTGGTTTTATTTTTTATAAAGCTATAAATCAAATATAGAACAAAAAAGCACGTAAACATTAAAATTAGCTTATTTGCGACTATATTTATTGTTTTTGAATAATCTACCTCTTTGCTTTGTTTTTCTTCTTTAAAATCGACGTTTTGCTTTTCCTTAATTATTTCTTTAGAATTGTTATAAATAACACGTGTGTTGTAAATCGTATCTTTTCCTAAAAGTATAGGTTTGTCTAAATTTACAGGCTCTAAAGTAAATGAGTTACTAAACTTTGTTATATCGGTTTGGGTTTCTGTTTTTACTTGTGTTTCTTCACTTGTTTTTTTTACAGAACCGCACCCTATTAATAAAAATGCGATTAGTATTATAATTATTGTTTTTTTCATATAAAGTTATTTGTTTTAAATTTTAAATAGTTAATATAAGAACTATTACTTATTTCGTTAGTACTATCACAATCATCACATTGCATAAGCCTTTTAATAGTACCTAAAGCAGTTACATTGTTTTTAAGTAGTGTTATATTTTCAGAACCACAACAACTACAACTATATTTCAAGTTACCACCTAATACTCCAGCGTGTGTGTTTGGTTTAATATAATTTTGCATTGTTAAAAATACATCTTCTAAAACTATAATGTCGCCCTCACAATAAACAACCATTTCTTTCATAGCTTCTTTACAACCTTTTAATACATCTTTCCACATATCAAACCCCCTATGTTGAACCTTTGCTCCAACTCCTAAAAATTGTGCTATGTAATCTAACTTATTTGAATTAAAATTAAATCCTGATTTTGCTTTTTTAAGTGTATCTAAAGTTTTGTATTGAGGTAACATTGGTACTCTATGGAAAATGCAACGTGTTCTTATCCATTTAATATCAAATCTATCTCCATTGTGAGCAATTAATTCATCAGCTAAATTTGCTACCTTTACAAAGTCAATTAACATTTTCTTATCGCATTGGTTTTTATCCCAAGTCAAAGTATGTATTTTGTCCTCATCTTGCCACTTGTAAGAAATACAAATTATTTTACGTTCTTCTATAATGTCGTGAGGCTGTATTGATAAGTTGTAACCAGTACGCCAAAAATAACCTATATTTGGACTTGTTTCAATATCAAAAAATAATCTTTTTATTTGGTGTTGTGGTTCTCGAAGTTTTAGTAGTTGTATTTCTTGTTCTTTTGAAAGTCTATAACGATTTCTTAAATTAAATTCAAGATTAAGTTTTTTTACTTCTGCATTATTTAACCTATAACGTCTGTTTTTGTTTGGTTGCATAAAAGTTTTTTTTAATTAATTATAACAAATATATAAAAAAAATATTATATTTGTAAAGGTTAGTTCATAATGTTTATTTTTAGTTAATTA